TGTTCCAGAGGTTAAAGAACCTACTGTAAGAGTTGTACCTGAGATAGTGGACGTTGCCATTACCGCAGGAGTTCCTGTTGTTACAGATGATGTTGCGTAGGTTTGTCCTGATATTCCTGTACCCGACACATATTGACCTACTTTAATGCTTGCATTAGTACTTGATAAATAAACTGTGGTTTGAGCAGTTAATGCAATTGTTGTAGCTTGCGTGGTTACTGTGGCATTTGCTGTGCCTGTATTGTATTGTCCACCGCCAATAAAATTGAAATATCCTGTTTGTGAACTTGAGCCATTTTGAAAACCACCAACAACTACAGAAGCATATCCTGATGTAGTGGCAGAATAACCACCAACAGCCGCAGAATATTGACCAGATATTACTGCACCATTTCCACCAGTTAATGATGCACCATAACCTGAAACTGTGTTATTTAAACCGCCACCTAAAGCGGCATAAACTCCGCTTGCCACATAACTTGCTGTGGTTCTACTAGTCTGCCAATCAACCGCATTAGCACCCCTAGCATTACCACCTGTAGCACTAGATGTAGTCTGTTGTGCTTGTAATGCTCCTGTACCCAATGGTTGCAACACAAGAGGTGTATTTGTTCCTCCTGCCGCTTTAATTGCAGGATAAGAAGCATCCCCTACCACCTGAATATAAGTAGTAGAAGCATCTCCAAGGGTTGATGTTCCTGTAACTTCTAGGGTTGTGAATTTACCTGTAGAAGCAGTTGTAGCACCAATTGGTGTGTTGTCTATACTTCCACCAGTAGAAACCAAAGCAGTTGTGGTTAAAGTTCCTGTGTTTGGTACAAAACTCAATTTTGTAGAACTTGTGCCTAAAGCATAGTTTGTTGATCCAGTTGTTCCAGGCGACAAAGTTGGATAAAAAGTGCTTGAACTAGATGTATTGTCTGTTACTTGCACATTTAATGCATTAGTAGATGTTGTTGCAATAGTTGCAGACCCAGCACTTCCATCTATATTTGTACCAGTTAAACTAATAGAACCACTAGCCCTATTTAATAAAATTGAAGTAGTTCCAATGTAAACAGTAGAATTACCAAGTACAGCACTAGGTATAGTCCCAGACAAATTACCAGCAGTTAAACTAGTTAAACTTGCACCAGAACCACTAAAAGCAGTAGATGTTAAAGTTCCTGTGCTTGGTACATATTGCAATTTAGTAGAACTAGTATCTATTGTAGAAGTTGTACCACTTGTCGCATTTACAAATGTAGGGTAAAAAGTGCTTGATGATAATGTTTGATCTGAAATACTTACAGATGCACTAGGAGTTGACCAAGTAGGCGCTCCAGTTCCGTTACTTTGTAAATATTGTCCAGTTGACCCAGCTGCGCTTATTGCTAATGCAGATGCTCCTGAATAAACAATTCCACCAGCGTTTGCAGTTAAATTGGCATTTGTGCCACCATAACTCAATCCAATAACCGATCCATTCCAAGTGCCTGATGCAATTGTGCCTACTGTTGTTAAACTTGAAGAACCCGCTAAAGGAGATGCCCCCAAAGTGTTGTAGCTTACAGTTACAGCAGACCCACCATTAAAAGATGTTGGAGATGCGCTTCCTGTCCCACTACTGTTAAAAGTAACAGAATTGGGCGTATTGGCTGTAACAGTTCCACTTCCTCCTAAAGAAATAGCAGTTCCGTTTACAGTAACGCTTGAATTTGCAAGATTACCATTAGTTATTCCAGCAGTACCACTTAAATTACTATTTGTTAATCCTGTAATAGTATTTGTACTTGCAGCAATTGATTTATTTGTTAATGTATCTGTGGTTGCTCTACCAACCAATGTATCTGTTGATGTGGGTAAGGTTAATGTCCCTACATTAGTAATTGTACTAATTACAGGAGCAGTTAAAGTTTTATTTGTTAATGTTTGTGAGCCAGTTAAAGTAACTACTGTGCTATCTATTGCAATTGTTACAGGGGTACTTCCGTTATAAGATGTTCCTGATAAACCCGTACCTATTGTTAAAGCATTGGAAGCAGTAGCAGTAATAGTACCTGATCCGCCAAGTGCAATATTAGTTCCGTTTACTGTAATTGAACTATTGGTTAATCCAAAATTAGGAATTGTTGCATTTATTTGACTAGGAGCTATAGAAATTGATGTATTTGTTACAGATGTGATCTGACCTGACGCATTTGTTACAAATACTGGAACATTACTTGCAGAACCATAAGTTCCAGCAGTTCCCACAGGGGTAATACTAAATTGATAACCAGAAAGAGTTAATCCTGTTCCAGCAGTATAAGTTGCAGTATTGCTAAACTGTGTAAACGTAATTGGTGTTACACCCAAAGTTCCATTTTGCGGTATGGTCGAAACCCATGCAGAACCAGTTTGAGATGTACCATTTTCAATAAACAAAAACGCTGCTACCAATTCTGCATAAGTTGCAGCATCACTTGATCTTGTCCAAGCACTTGCAGATGCCAAATAAATCCCATTATCTTGTTGGGTTGTTTGGTTTTTTACTAAAACCCTATCACCTACAAGAGTTGTATATCCATCAATTGTCTGCAATCCGGATAAAGTAATATTTGCAGTTGTAGCTACTTGAGCTGGTGCTTTAAAGGATAAACCTTGTAAATAAGCATCAACATAACTTTTGTTGACAATATCCGTAGGATTTACAGGAGTTGTACTAATTGATCCTGTATTTGTTTGGATATTAGTAAAAATTCCACTAGAGGGAGTAACCAACCCAATAGTCGTACTATTAATCGTACTATTTGTAATATTCAATCCGCTTTGTGACGGATTTACAGTTGCGTAAAATGGCTGCCCCTGCCCAATAAAAGTTTGGAATTTCCCAAAAACGTCAAAATATGCCTGAACAGGCAGTAAGTTTTGATCTGAAGTTAGAGCAGGAGCAGTCATTTAGTAAGGTATGCAAGTCATAACAATGACATCACCAGCAGACATATTTGCTGCAAGTCCAGTGGTAATTCCATAGCCAGTTACAGTTACTGATGTTGTAGTGCTTAAAGTCTGTTGCAAAAATAAGCCTGAACCATTAGTAACATCATTAGCTAAACACATCCATCCGTTTGGAGCAGCGGGAAGTGTCAAAGTACCAGATGCAGCACCGCCAGTACCTACAGTAACCGCAAAACAGTTTGGGCTTACACCTTTTAAAGTCGGTGAAGTACCAAAACCACTTGCAATAACTGGTTGAGTAGCGTAAGTGCTCAAAAATACAGTATTTGGAGTATTTGTATTGGCTACTTGATTGGTCATGATTGATCTGCCATAGGAGTAATATACAGATTAGCAGTCGATGTCGCAGTAATAGCGCTCACAGAAAATCCGTTAGACGGAACTGCAATTACCATTGGTGTTGACATGGAAATGCCGAGTATTACTGTGTTAGTAGGAGTTCCATTGGTCGGGAATACCGCTGCAGGAGCTGTGACCGAGTTCAGAGCGTTAGCTTCTGTGATCGTAAGTGCAATCGGGTTGGCTGAAGTGTTAAGAAAACCGCAATAATTGATCTGATCGTTACCCGCTGGGGTAACAGTCAAAGCAGTTGATGCGGTTGTCGATACAGCTACAACGTATGATGGGCCAACTGGCCTAAAAACGCTTGTATTTGCCATGATTAGACTGCTGTTGCAGGAGCTAGGCCATCGTAACGAACGATTTGAAACTCATATACACCAGATGCAGGAGTTGCAGGAGATGTACTACAGTTGCCAAACTGAACAGTCAATACGTTATTGGTCAAACAATCTGTTTCAGCAATGAAAATACCAGCAGTTTGGTTAGCAATGTAACCACCTGGTTGGATGTAATCAGTTGTTAACAAGCCTGGAACTGTAAAAGTCTGAACTGCTGTTGTACTTGCAGCGACTTGGGCAGGAGTAAGGGATGGTGCAATGTAGAAAGTGCTTAAAGCATTTCCACGAGCAATTGTGGTAGATGGCATGATTTTTCCTTTGAAAAATTATAATGAATTATAGTCTAAAAAGAGAAAAAGCTACCCCTTTTGAGGATAGCCTTTCTCATTTATTTAGCTTGGATTAGCTAAAGTCATAGCCGTAAACATACACATCGCCTGTGCCTGTAGCACCAGCAGCTGCAGTCACATCAACGTACAAAGTTTGACCTTGTAATGCTGGTGTGTTAGCAGATGCAGTTGACAAAGATACACCTAAAGGTGCAGTTGCCAAAGCAGCAATTTGTGTTGTTGTCAAAGCTGGGAACAAACTAGATGGTGAACCTACGTTTGTTGTTGTAATTGCCAAGTTTGTGGTAGTAGACAAAGCAACTGCAGAACCTGCATTGTTGACGTTGGTAACTAACATAGTCTGTGGCAAGTACGTTGTAGAGTTAACTACTGGTACTGGTGTAAAACCTACAGCGTTCAGGTTAACACCTTTAGAAACGCCTAACAAACGCAATGTTTGGTTTGTTGTGACATTACTTGGGTGTGCCGATACTGTGGTTGCTGGGCCTGGATTACTCATTTGTGTTTCCTTTAAATAAGTTGATTAAGATGCGATTCTGCAGGCAAGTTCTTGATACAGAGGCGCCCATCCATACAGCACATCCAAACGTGTTGGAATACTATCGTTATTAATGGTATATTGGCGGACCACCCGGATTGAGAGTCCAACTTCTTTATCACTAGCTCTACCGGCAAAATGCACTCCTTCTGGAAGCTCTAAATCGGCTCATTTCTGTTACTTTCGGCTTCCGCCTACTGACCACTTTTGGTGGCGGGAGAAACTCTTCGGATTCTCCTCTCTGCCTTCAGTTCAGTTATAGCAGAGTTCAGACTATCGCATCAGCTTTCGCTGCCATCCCACTTAGTCGTTCAGCCTGCACGACCTTTCGGTCTGCTTGGCCCTTGTTAACCTCTTCAGGCACTCCAAGTCAATCAGGGACGGTTTTCTACTTACGCTGCTTGTAAGTAGCCGCAGTCATTTACGGCAAGAGTAAAGGCATCACGATGGAAGAGCATGTTTTGTGGTGATAATGTACCTGTGTTGTTGAATGGTGTAACAACTGCTGTTGTAGATGTTGTACCAATGATTGCTGTGTTCTGGAACTGACCACCAGTAATAATCGCAGGAGAAACAGTAATGCTTGTAGCTGAAGTACCAACAGTTGTGGTGCTTTGAATTACAAAATTACGCAACTTGCCTGAACCATAAGCCTGGCGGTTTTGTGGGTTAGTAGCATACAAACCAGCGATCTGAATAACGTCACCAGCGTTCAATGTAGAAGCTGAAGATGCTTTGATCTGGATTGTAGAATACTGTGACCAACCACTTGAAAGATAACCAACTTGTGCAGTTGTGTCAGCAGACAATGTGTTACCAGAGTATGAACCGAAAGTCTGTGAAACCACGTTTTGATCAAGTTTCCAGTTTGTACCAGCTGAATCACGACCCATCAAACCTTTCCTGTATTGCTCCGCAATCGCTTCTTGTGGCATGAACAAACCTTTTAAGCTGTCAACGATTGTTGCAGATGTAAAGGGTTCTACGATACAAGCACGACGACCATCTCTAGGTGCGCCTTCAGCATCAAGATAAGCACCAGCTGTTAAGTAGGTGATTAATCCTGTTGGAGGTGTACCAGCAGTTCCAACAATGTTTGCTGTTTGAAGAGCAGCCATTGCAAGTCCGTCTCGGTCTATACGATTTGCAATAGTTGCCACCGCGGGTTTGAGAACTCGATCCGAAAACATGTCAAGGGATAATGCCAAATCCTGAGTGGTAAACTGAGTTGCCACTTGAAATTGTGTTGACAATGTTACTGGCAATGAAGTCTCGTTAAAGTCTTCTACGGAAAGCGCTGGGCCTACCGCACCAATAAAACGTCCAGGTCTCATTCTGTTACTTTCACCTTTCGGTTACTGACCATTTTCATGGCGGTTCAAGCTCTTCGGCTCAAACTCAGCGACTTCTTTTAGGTTATATCGCTGTTCAGACTATCGCATCCCTTTCGGGGTTTCTCACTTAGTCGTTCAGGCTGCTTTCGCTTGCCCCTTGTCGCCTTCCTCAAGGCTTCCAAGTCAATCAGAGAAACTTTTTCGTCCGCATACCTGATCTTTTACGGACGTTTACTGTGTTACCAATCTTGCCACCTCAACGCAAAATTCACAGTAAAAGCAGAGGCAGGCGTTTATACCACTGCAAATTGGTCATCATAGTTTCTGTCGATCTCCGACGTGAACGTGAGTTCGTTTTCCAAAACCATTAACGCTTCGTTAGTGATCTTGGATATCGTTAGCAGATTATTTGCCATTTTTCGATTTCCTTTTAATTAAAAATTGTTTACCTAATCTTTCCAGACTTACGCAGCTCTTTCC